GCCATGAGCATCTGCATCGCGTCCAGGTGCTGATCGAACCCAGTGGACTCCAGCATGTCATTGAAGTCGTTGCAGAACGCTGCATCAAACGACGACGCTGGATGCCCAGTGATGGCCTGCATCAGATCAGCAGTGATGTAGCCAGGCTGGGCTTCAGGCTTTGGGGGCGCTGGTGGGGTTGCTCTGTATTTCTCAGCAAACTCGGCCATTGTTTCTGCCGTTTGCTGGAGCTGAAGCCACTCGAAAGCAGAAACTTGTTGAGGCTCCTGCTTGTAGAACCGGGCCGCGTCGGTCAACTGAATGGGGTTGGCCATCAATTACGAGGACGTAGACCTCCTAGTTCTAACCCGGCCCGTCCCATAGAACAGGAGTATCCCATTGGTGGTCGTATTCCCCTGGCCTAAGGATCCGTGCAACACGGGCGACCTGTAAGCAGTAGGCCATGGGGTCGTAGATGTCATACATCAACCGAAGCTTGTGTGACTTCTCCTCGTATTTGCTTTTCACCAGATCCCAGAGGTGAGCTTCAGTGCAGCAGGTGATCCAATCTTCCTGCTCAAAGATCTTTGATTTGTTGCCAACGCCAGGGCACCCCATGTAGCCATCAGCAGCATCGCCGGTAAGGACTTGTCTGAAGTAACTACGGTTTGCTTCAAGCTCTGTGACTTCAGTGAGGTTGCCCTCGTTATCCATGTGAACGCCTTTGATCGTCTTGAGGTCTTTATCAGTTGAATAGATGATGTCGTCTTTGCCTGCCATCAATCCAATTACGTCGTCAGCCTCAACATTTGGGAAGACAAGCGTTTCACAGTTGTCTTCAACCCAGTCTCTTAGGGCTTTGTAGCCAGCTGCTTTACGAACGCCAAGCCTGTTGCTTTTGTAGCTGGGCAATACTCCATAGCGAAAGTTGTTGTGATGGCCAAGGCAAATCACTTGGTCGTGTTGTGGAGCAAATGCTTTTAACCGCGTCAGCTTGTTGCCGATGTCAGTAATGCAGCGATCAATCCGAGTGAAGTAGGACCATTGATATGGGCCGACTTGAAGTTCGTACTCATGCGAGCGACTAAAGCCAAACATCGCTGGCTCGATGTCTATGTAGATCTTGTCAGTGGTCATAGTCAGTGTTTGGAAAGTAGTAGTCGCCTTCGTAGCGAGGACGCTGTGCTTTGTTTGGGACGTGGCCTGATGCGTGAGTCCAATCCAGGTCTGTGGGTCGTATGGCAATCTCGCCGCTAGCGACGGTGTAAAACCTATGGCCGCATTTCTTGCAAGTACGGCGACGCAAACGCTTGGCGCATTGAGTCCACCAAGCGGCCATGACAAGAGTGTCCTGCTCAAAACACTTAGGACACATGGCCTTGTTGTCTGGCCTACTCATGGTTCAACAAGCAAGTCTTTCCAGGTTTTGCCTGACTGAATCTTGCTGATGCACGAAACATTAACGCCATACTGCAAGGCAAGATCTTTTTGGCTATAAACTTGATTGATTAACTGCTGTCTGATAAACAATACGTCTTCTTTACAAAGCGTTGAAGTTTTTGCTCCAGTCCTTTTAGTCTTTGCAACAATTACTTCAGGAGTAATCTGCTGTTCAGTTTTGAACTTTCGACCGCAATCTAAGCAGCGCTTGTATCGGATCCTTGTGTCACCCGCTAATCTGCCGCATGTGCTGTGAATGTTTTTAGACTTGCAGTCAGGGCAAGCGACTTGCTCCAATGGATGGCTTGATCGTTTCATTACTGACCAATTCCCTCCAGAACGTGGTGAAGAGCCCGGATATAACCGTCCCAGTACATCGATTCTTTTACATCACTTCTCTTAAAGGAATCGTTGTAGCTCTCATAGGCCCAAATCAAAAGACTCTTGATGTCTCCGGTCATGATCTCCAGCTCGGTCCTGCGGCATAGCTCCTCCAGCCTCGTGATCTTTTGTCCTGATGTTTCGTCGGTCAGTGATAGAGATGTGTCGCTCATTGTTTCCGTGAGTAAAAAGAACTTTTGCTGAGTGGTCTGTCCTTGAGAGGACTGTTGCCTTCTTCCAGCCTGCGCCGGTAAAGAAATGAACGAGTTGGCCGATCGCTAGATCATCCCAATTCAGAAGCTGCTGGCCTGGTCTACCCATTTGTGATCAAGGCGTTGGGTGGCTTCGTCAAATTCAAAGGAGCCTGAATAACCGAGGCGGCCAAGCATCCTGTTTTTCAGGCAGTGAGAGTGGGTCAGCTGCGTCCCACGCTTTCGACCTAGCGCCCAGATCGTGTCTGCTAATTGCACAATTGAGTGACTGCCCCTGATGTTTTGCAGTTCAGGGATGTCGCCATTCTCAAAATTCTGCCCTTGTGATCGGGAGAGATGAGAGATAGCGAACACCGTGCATTTAGTAGCGGCAATGAACGACCTGATCTTGGTGATCAAGCTGTCCAGGTGCCGGGTGTCTTGCGCCAAACCAGAGCCGATGATCGTCAGGTGGTCTAAGTAGATGTGCTTACAGCCAAGCGACCTGACCATGTAGTTCATCCGGTTAAGGATTGACTCTTCATCAAGCGATCCGAAGTGATCAAACAACTCCAGTGAGCCACTGCCAGTAACAAAACGGTCAGCCATCTCAATGTCTTTTAGTTGCTGTTCGCTTAAGTCTTCGTAGTCCTGTCTTGCATGAAGCTGAATACCAGCAGCCATGCCGACAAAACGAAAGATCGCTTCCTCTGCTGTTTCTTCAAGCCCGATCCAACCGCACTTGATTCCTCTTTCCATGTCGTGCATGGCCAGGGCTCTAGCAAAGGTCGTCTTCCCCACCCCCGATCCGGCGATGAGACAGATCATTTGGTTGTCGTAAAACGGTGTCTTGCTATTCCAGAAACTGAAAGCGCAATCCGTCGCCCTGCAATCGCGTGGTTTTAACGCAATCCCCTTGTAATCACTGGCTGGTCTGATGCCATCCGGGCGAATCTCCTTGGCTGCATCGACGGCATCCTTTACAGATTGAGCGCCAAGCTCCTGCAACGTGTCGTTTGCATCCTTCTTTGGGAAGAGAGCACGTCTGACCTTGCCAGGATCAAACAACGCCATGATTGCTGTCGCTGCTTCGTGGCCAGGCTCATCGTTATCAGTGCAAACAGTGATGGTTTTGAATTTCAGAAGCTCATCTAAGTGCTCCCTTACAAATTTGGCTGCGCCTGCTGCCCCGTTAGGAACAGAGATTGCGGCAACCTTGCCATTGGTTGACTGATAAATAGATGGGGCGTCGAGTTCGCCCTCGCAAACGCAAAGCACATCGTGTTTGACGGGGTTGGCTAGGTGCTGGCCAAAACCTGCAACCTTTTTTGCTTCCCCACGCCATCCGGTACGACGTTTGCCATCAGTGCCAGGTTCTTTGTCCCTGATCTTTTGAGCGCAGAACTGACCAGTGCGGTCTCTGTAGTGAAAGACGATGCACTCATCCTTAAAAGCAACGCCGTATGAATCCAGTGTCTTTTTCTCCAAACCTCTGTATGGCTTGGTGGTGTCGAACACGATCTCTGTCATTGGCGAAACAGGTCTCGCCTCGGCAGACGTTTGCTTTTTCTCTTTGTATTGCTTGTCGTAATTACAGGAAAAGCAATGTTCGTGATCGTCATAGACCGCCAACGCATCGCTGCTGTTACAGCTAGGGCAGGGACTGTGACGAATAAAACGACTGGAAGTGTTATCACTCATCGGCCCCCAAATAAGCGGACCAGATTTGCCTGAAGGGACTCATTGCCCTTCTCGACCAGGAGTTTGATCGCATCAGCGCTGAACTCCCGAGTGATAAATCCATTGCCACAGTTGGAGCAGATGCGTCGTCTTGTTAGGAAATTGTTCTGTCCATAAGTTTCTTTAATGCTGGATTGATCAGATCCGCATTTAGGGCAGTTGATCATTCTTCCCCCCATGTCAGCCGGATGTGGATGCAGGCCTCAGTGGTCTTGGCCTTGGTAAATGACAGCCTCATCCGAGGCAGGACATTCACGTTGTCGTCCTTAATGACCAGTCCATTCATGGCATCGCAGAGCGACCCGACGCGATTGTCTAGGTCGCCCCTTGCGGGGCCATAGAAATGAACGTCCATCATTTCGACGTGCTCCAGTGGCTCATCAACCCACCACTCGGATAGGTGCATCCGAGCGTCTTTGATCCATTGCTTGTATGCAGCTGGCATGTAAGGCCTGGCCTGGCCCTGAAAGGACCGTGGCCTGGCTTTACTGATGGGCCGGAGCGGGAGCACAAACTCACGACTCGTCATTCCTGAATTTGCGAGGAGCGCGGCGCGGAGCTGGCGGCGGAATATTTGGAAGAGTCGGAGGCTCTTGTGTTTTGACAACGCGATGAAGCAGTTGCTTGATCTCAGTGAGTAGCTGGATCTGAACCGCTGAATCTTCGTCAGCTTGCGAGTAGTAGGGCTTGCCATTAGAACGGGAAACCATCTTTGCCCTCTTCAGCAGTTTCAACACCAGGAGCTTGGTTAAAACCAAAATCAGCAGCGCTAGTTCGTGCGAGTGCTGGCGCTTCAAGCCATTCAATTACCTGCCCAGCCAAGCAGTTAAGGCTTAAGCCAGCTCCAGTACCTTTGTCTGGCCAGGCATAAATTTCATAGCCAATCACCATTTTGGAACCGTTGCCAATCAGCTTGGAGTGATCCCAAGCGCGGCCATCCTTATCAAAAATGGTTGGGCCTTCTGATGTAGTGCCATCGCGGCGACGCATCTGGTTAAGGGTGAACTTGGCGACGTAAAAACGTTGGGGCTGGCCACGCTCAGCCAGCTGCGTTTTATCGGGCCTAATAGGACACCAGTTGTTTGATTTCTTGGATTCCCCGTGCTGTAGGGCGTACTCAGCTTCTACTGCTTCGATCCATTCGAGCTGTTCTTTCTCTTGTGAATCAAGAACAATATCGACGCCCCATTGATGGGGCTTGCTTGCATCAAAACGGTTAGGCCGAGCGTCGCCCAGCATCTTGCACCAACGGACTTCAACCGCTGGAGTTCTTTTCAATTCGCGTGCCATTAGGCCATGGGTATTGGGTGATTGCAGCCATGCTGCCCCAAAAGACTAAGGCCTCGTAGAGCAAACGGAAGCTCTTTATGAAAATAAGTAGGGATTCGAGCCAATTGCCATGGGATCTAGCGTCCCATGATTAGGTGGTTCGGGCAGTAAAACCCGTGTCCTGCCTTCGATCTCAGCCTTCATCTGCTGAAGCAATGGCTTTGTAAACATATTGCCAAATTCAAAGTGCAGCATCTTGTGCATCTGCCCAGCGGTGGCTGGATGAGTAGCAAAAGCATCATGGGTCGGGACTATCGCTACCCCTGTTCTTGCGGCCTCGTAAATGATCTTGTGAACCATCGCTGAATCAAACGAGTGGACCGTATTGGCACTGATTGATTTGTTGGCTTGCGTCGAGCTCAGTGGGGCATCGGTTGGTTGATCTTCAATTTTGATGCAGCATTTCTTTCCGAACAGATGAGTGCGAATGACGCGACTCTTTGGCTGCCTATCAGCAACACGCATCGGCCATCCACTGGGTGAAGTCCATTCCATAACGACACCCTTGTTCAATAACTTCTTGCAGCAGGCCCTGAGCCATGCCTTGACCTCCATCACGGGGCCAATGACTGCCTTCATCTCAGCCCAGATGATCGATGCCATGTACTTGCTGGGGATGCTGACCCTGAACACGTATTGCTCCAGCGGCACATACCCAAGCCTCGCTTCAAGCTCATCAACTAGCTGGTCAGCCAATGAGAAGTAGCTGCCACCGTATGGAGCGCGGAGAACACCTGGCTTGACCAGTGAACGATCAACGCCAAACTTCAGCCAGAGCTCAGCCAAGGCCTTTTTGTTCTGATCCCCAAGTTCAAGGTCTTGCCTGAGCCGTTTGTTGCAGGCTTCTGCAATTACTGAATACAAATCCTGCGGACTGTCGCCGAATAAATTACATAAACGACCAACATCTTTGTTCCTTGTGAGTGCAGCCAAGATGCCTGGGCCTGATGTCGTCTGGTCGAGGCGGATCATTGTTCCGCTCATACCTGTGGCTTTGGCTTCTCTGATGCCAATGCACATTTGTAAGAACTGCCATGGATCTTTAGCGCCACGCCAAAGCTCAAGCTTTCCAAGTGGATCCTCAGCAGCAGCAACCATCAGGTCAACGTTGTCTTGGCCCCATTTCAGTCGTGCTTCCCATGTGTCACGGCTCATGCCCTGGTGGCCTGCTGCTGCTTTCAATAGCCAGCCCATTGCCTCGTCGTTGACCGGCAGCTGCTTAGAGAACGACAGGGTGGCCTTCTCATGACCCGGCCCCATGGTCGAACCAATCGAGTTCGAGGTGTAAGCCCGACCTCGATGATCCAGATACCAGGCCTGAAACACCTCGCGATCAACAACGTCTTCAGAGTTCTGAAGCGAACGCTCCACGCGAATGCGGGTGTGGCGATTGCATTCAGCGTCGCGATAAGCAGCAGCTGCGGCTTGGTTACGTGTCTTCAGATCCTCAGGGCTGGGGTTATTGCCCAGCCGATCCGGTATTTCTCTGGGGTTCCTGGCACAAGGCCACAGGCCTTCGATGCCTCCCTCCCATGTTGGTCGTTGGATCGCAACGATCTCAGCCGACACCCTGTAGCCATGCGACTGGAGATGGTTGATGCCCTTGATCGATCTGGTCAGGTCTGCCGCCTTGTAGTGATCAAGAGCCCACGCTTCGGCAGCGTCGTAGAGGACAGGTTTGACCAGCGGTTCATCATTGTTAAGGGCTCCACCGCCATGTAGCCCGACCCAATCGCTTGGCGGCACCAGCATCGACAGGTGATTGGGTTTGTAAGCCTTTGCTTTGCAGCTGCGGATAAAGCCTTCGGCCTGTGCAGTGGGCACGACTAAGCGCATTGTGCGCTTGCCCTTTCGCAGCATGATCGGAGTCAAAAGCTCCGTGGCAAAGATTGCTTCAGCCAGGAATGAGCCAACTTGAAGCCTGGTCAGGTCAGACCATTCGATGACCGGGCAGTTCAATGCCCGGAGCACCTTCTTGCTGCTGATCTTGCGACGGCTGACACCATCACGCATCAGCTTCCTCATCTCAAGAGGACTTTTCTTGCCGAGTTTGATCAGCCTGGTTTCCTTCTCAATGGCTAAGCCGATGTGTTGCAAGAACGTTCCATACGTCTGCCGACGGCTTAGCTGGTTCAACGCTGCGGTCAGTGCAACAGCAGCAATGTGATGAACATCGGAGAAATCATCAAGCAGCGGCAGAGCGCTGGCATGAGGCCTGGCCTTCTCTGGGTGCAGCAGGAAGTCCTCGATCGTGGCGCTGATGTAGTCAGCCACAAAATCCACGCTGATGCTGAACAGCTTTTGCCCGTAATCAAGGGCTGACTCGCACCCGATCTCTTTGAGCTTCCTTTGGTTGCTATCTCGTGCTGTTTTTGCGCGTTCGTCAGCTTTGCGTTGTCTGCAAAGTTGCTCTGCTTCTAGCTGTTGTAATTCTTGTTCTTTTTGCAAACTGTCTGCAAACACGTTGGGACTATTACGCCCTCGCATTTTGGCATTTGCAAGCCCCAAACACCTTGCGCTGCAAAAGGTTTGCATCCCCGTAGAGTGATGCGTTGTGACAAGGCAAGACACACCAGCTAGTGAGGGACAGGGGTTTGCTGGTTTGTCTGCAAAGTTTGCAGTTGGTTTGCAAAGTTGCAGATATGAGTGTGATGTTTGGTCACAGCTCAATAGTTCTCAAGCGCTTGCTTCATCGTCTGTAGACCTTGCGTGTCGATGTGGCTGTAGTGATCCAAGGCCGACAGGCTGCGCCATCCACCGAAGTGCATCAGCTGCGCTGTCGAGACGTTTGCACTCACTGCCCTGGTCGCCATGGTGTGCCGCAGAACATGGGGCACAACACGACCGCCTAGGCCTAAAGCATCACGGCATTCAGCCCACTGCCGTTGAAACGTGGAGTACCGGATTGAAAAGATTTGATCGTCAGCATCAAGGCCTTGACTGCGGCGTTTCACGATGTCCATCGCAACAGCCAGCAGCGGCACGGTCCGAGGTGATCCGTTTTTGGTGATTACAAAAGTCACGTCACCAGTCCTGAAATTCACGTCACGGGGTGTCACCCTCACGCTTTCCTCAAAGCGGCTGCCCTGGCACAGCCTGAA